CTCCATGCGGCGCGACGGTGAGTACCGCATGTTCCGCTACTACAACGCCAAGTTGATGAGCGCGAAGGTCGACCTGCGCACGAAGCTGGACACCGGCAACGAGGTGAACCAGTACCAGCTGACCTTCAGCTGCACCCCACGCCCCATCATCGACACGGAAGCCTCCCCTGCGGAGACCAAACAGATGCTGCGCGTGACCAAGGACACGAACGCCTCCTCCGTTACCCTCTCCTGGCTGGACACTATCGACGCCGTCGACCTGACCCCCGCGGGGCCGTGACCTAACGCCCGGGGGCAGGGATAAACCCCCTGCCCCCTTCAAATCAAGGGAGGAAACCTGTGTTTGAGAAAATGAGAAAAAATACCGTGAGCATCAGCCGGCCCAGGCCGCAGGTGGTGCATGGCATTGAGATTAAAAAGCAACCGGTCGGCCGTTACTTTGAGGTGATGGACCGCGCCGGCGGCATGGTGACCGAGCTGCTGGAAGCGGCCTTCCCTGGACAAACGCCCAGGGGCATCCTGGACGACCTGACCAAATTGACGCCAGACGGGCTCAAGGCTATGGCGGTGCGCCTGTTCGGGCTGCTGCCGCGCAAGCTGGTGGAGATCCTCCGGGAGATCGTTGGCGCGCAGGACAACCCGGCCTGGGAGGAGCTGACGCCCAGTGAAATGACCGCGGTGGTGAAGGCGTTTTGGGCACTGAATGACCTGACCGATTTTTTTACGACCGCGCGGAGCGCAGCCCAGCAGCTGCTACAAAAGACGACGGCAGATACTGGCTCCAGAGATTAACCGCATCCTGTCAGGCGGTTGGAATCACCAAGCGCGAAATGCTGGACCACTACTACCTGGATGAGCTGCTTCTGGTGTTGGACGCCTACGCGGACATGCACAAGTCGGACAAGGACAGGGATGAGGAATACCGCGAGGTGTACGCGGATGAACTTGATTAGGAGGAGTGACGCATGGCCGAGCTGGATGTAGGCAGCATCGTTTTACGGATTAGGGCTGACGCAGCCGGCGTCCAGGAGGGCTTATCCCAGCTTGAGGCTGCCATGGGGCAGACCCAGGCCAAGGTGCAGCAGTCCGGGTCGGGCATTGACAGAAGCTACACCAAGATGGGTGAAAGCGCGCAGGCAAGCGCTGCCACCCAGGCTGCTGCCGCTGTCACCATGGCCGCTGCGGCCACTAAGGCCTTTGCCGCCATAGTTGGTGCCATCGACACAGGCATTAAGGCCATGAACCGCTACCAGGCGGCGCTCATCGGCGTGAACAGCGTAGCCAAAGGGCAGGGTATCTCCAGCGCCCAGATGACCCAGGCGCTTGATACCGTGACCGACGCCTTCATGGATGTGGCCAGCGCGTCCACGGCCTTTAAGAACCTGCTGTCGCGCGGGTACAACATCGAGCAGGCCACCAACGCCATCGTCCAATTAAAAGACGCCGCGGCCTTTGGCCGTCAGGCTTCTTTGGGCTTGGCTCAAGCGGTTGTGACGGCGACTGAAGGCTTGAAGAACGAAAACAGCATCCTGGTTGACAACGCCGGCGTGACCAAGAACGTCAGCGTCATGTGGAGGGAATACGCTGCCTCCATCGGCACCTCCGTGGACAAGATGACGCAGGCGCAGAAGATCGAGGCGGAGGTCATAGGGCTGCGCCATGAGACGCGCTTCCAGGTGGGCGACCTGGCGAAGCTGCAGGGCACGCTTGCCGGCGCGCAAGCCGCAACGGCCCTGGCCGGCGAGGACCTGGCACGCGCGTATGGGGCGGACATGACCCCGGTCGTCGAGGCCGTAACCAAGGGGTTTGGCGACTTCCTGGGCGCCCTGACCGGGATTGTGCAGGCGGTCCCCGGATTGTCCGCCGGGCTGACCTCGGTATCCCTGGCCATCGGCGGGTTCCTTGTCGCGAGCAAGGCCGCGCAAGCCCTGAAAGTGCTCAACGCAAGCCTGCTGCAGGCGGCGGGCAGCGCCACGGTCTTTGGCATCTCCATCAACGCGGCGCTGCCCTGGCTGGCCGCCATCGGCGCCGTCATCGGCGTGGCGACCTGGGCGTACTCCGCGTACCGCAAGGAGCAGGACGCCGCCGCGGAGGCGGCCAAGAAAAGCGCGGAGGAAGCCCGGGCGAAGCGCGAAGCCATCGACAAGGAGGTGCAGGCGCTTTCCGAGCTGCGCGTCGAATACGCGGAGCTTGCGGGCAAGGTGACGCTGAACAACACCGAGCGCGCCCGGATGGCCGAGATCGAGAAAACGCTGCAGGAGCAGTTCGGCATCACGCTGGCAACGCTGGGTGACCTGGAGACCGGGTATGCCGGCGTGACTGAGAAGATTGACGAGCAGATCCGCGCGAAGCTGCAGCTGACGGAGTCCGACCGGAAGCAGGAGCTGATGGGCCTGGAGAACCAGATCAAGGGGTTTGAGGCGCAGGAGGACCGCGCCTGGGCGATTCTGGGCATCAAGAAGCAGTGGATTCAGCTGCAGCAGGAAATGAACGACGCGGAGCGCAACCGGGACATCGCCACATCCAGCGGGGACCCATGGGGCACCGATGCGTACGCGAAGAAATATGAGGACGCGCGCGAGGCGCTGCATGTCCTCTTGGGCGACTTGGGGCTGACGATTGACGCGGACATCGAGCAAACCATGGAAGACGCGGCTGCATCCATTGACACGGCGCGCACCGGCCTGGAGGAAGCGAAGAAAGCATACGATAACAAGTACCTGCAGTTCGGCGTCGATTTTTATACTGCCAGCGGCACCAACATCAACGCCCAGACCGCGAAGCTGGTCCACGACTTTTACCGGCGGCTCCTGACGGATTACCCGGAGATGAACCTGGGCGATTTCTGGGCCGAATACTCCACTGCCCTGCAGTCCGACGCGGGGCCTGCTTTTGCTGCGATGAAGGACGTGCAGACCCGGATGCTGTCCGGCGGTCTGCCCCAGGACGGCGACCTGGCCGTCATGGAAGCCGCGTATGCGGAGGCGCTGAAAATCGTGGAGTCCGTCCAGGAGGGGACGGGGGCGACCGAGGAGCAGCTCATTTCGATGATGGGGTACATCGCCCCGATGTTCAAGGACGTGCTGGCCGGAACCAAGGACCTCAAGGACGTCTACGCGGACCTGGGCGACCAGGCCACGTCCGCCATCCTGGGCCAATCCGCGGAGGACTTTGCGGCCTGGCTCGGCGAGACCCGCGACACCGCCCGGAAGAACATGGACGAACTGTACAAAATGGCCGAGGACGCCAAGCGGCAGGCCGACCTGGTCAAGGGATACAACCTGCTGAAGATCAACTGGGGCGACCAGGAAAGCGACGGGTTCAAGGCCGGCATCGCGCTGCTGACGGAATACGGCATCGAGGTGCCCAAGCAGCTGGGGATGGTCGAGCAGGCCTTTGGCCAGCACGAGCGCATCCTATCGGGCATCCAGGCCGAGCAGGCGCCGCTGGCGCAGGCAATCTGGGGGACCGTCCAGTCGCTCAAAGTGGTGCGAGACGAGATGGACCGCAGCAGCCCCAGCTACAGGCAGCTGGACGGGCTGATTGCCGAGCTTGAGAACAGCTTTGGCGAACTGGCGGGCCTGAAAATGCCGGACAGCGCCTTCTTCGACCCGGCGGATTTCGTGTCCAAGATTGTCGAGCTGGACACCTCGTTTGAGGGCCTGGGCGAGCGTGCGAACACCGCCTTCGCGGACATGCAGTCCCTGGCCGCCGAAATCGCCGGGAACAGCCAGCTGAAGTCCGCGCTGGAGCAGCTGAAGGTGGAAATCGAAGGGGGCCGGGGCGCCGGCACGCTGGCGGAAGCCCTGCGCGAGCACATCCGCGGCACCGCGGAGTATGCCAACGCCAGCCTGAGCACCGTGGATGAAATCAACAGCGCCATCGCTAACACGTCGACCATCCAGGCGGGCCTGGTCGGGCAGACGGAGCTGATGGTCGGCACCATCGACGCGCTGTATGCGGATCTGCTGAATCGGCAGAAGAGCTATGCGTCTGACAGCGCGGAGTACTCCATCGTCGAGAGCATGCTGACCCAGCTCGCCCAATGGAAGGCGGCAGTCGCCAATGCCGGCAGGGCCGTGTTCAAGGTGCCCGTGCAGGTTGAACTGCAGGGAGGCGACACGCTCCTTCAGCAGATACAGGAGCTCGGCGCCAAGGCGGCCACCGCGCAGAAGAGCATCGAGAACATCGGCATCGCCCGCGGGCAGATTGAAAACGCCAGGAAGCTGGTGTCCGAAGCCCAGAAACTGGAGAAAGCCGGCAAGGACGCCGGCACCGAATGGCGCGACGGGGTTTCAAATGCCCTTAGCAAAGACTTCAAGGGGTCCCTGGGGGACGCCGCAAAAGAGCTGGACAACATGGACGTCTCCCTGCAGGGCATGATCGACAGCATGACCGCGGAGATGGTAGCGGCCAGGACGCAACTGGAAACGTTGACCACTGCAGTCGCGAGCGGCGCCATCGACGTGACGGTCGACGGCACGGTGGACATTTCCCCGATCATGGCCGCCGCCAACGCGGCCATTGATTCGATCAATGTAGTCCTTGCGATATTTGGCGCCAACCCGCTGACGCGGGCGAGCGGCATCCCCAGCGGAAGAAGGGGCGGGGGCGGCGGCAGCAAGAAGAGCGCGCTGGCCATCGACCTGGAGAAGATGGCGCACGACATCGCCATGGGGCGGCTGGACGTCGAGGGCGAGCTCAACCGGCTCCTCGAGCTGGACCGGAAATACAAGAACGTCAAGCTGGGCGCGGACGAGCGCCGTGATTTGAGCGAACGGATTTACACCGCGCGGGAGGCCGCCCGGCAGGCGGACCTGCAGGCGGACTACGACCTGCTGGCGCACAAGAAGGCCCTGGGCCAGCTGACCGTCCAGCAGGAAATCCGGATGCTGGAAGCCATCAAGCGGAACCACGCGCTCAACGCCGAGGAACTGCGCCGGATTGAGGAGGAGCTATACGAGGCGCGGGAGCGCCTGCGGGCAGAGGCCCTCAACCGCGCGCTGACCCAGCTGGACCACGACATCGCCATGGGGCGGGTCGGCCTGGTGGCGGAAATCGCCCGGCTGGAGCGGATCCGGCAGAGCCACCAGCTCAACGCCGAGGAGCTGATGGAGATTGACCGCCGGCTGTATGAGGCGCGCCAGCGCCTGGCCGACGACGCGCTGCAGAAGGACCTGGGCCGGATCAGCTACCTCAAGTCCATGGGGCGCATGTCCGCGGCGATGGAAATCAACGCGCTGATGGAGATCCTGCGGACGCACACCCTGACAGCGCAGCAGCGCATGGACATCGACCGCCAGCTGTACGACGCCCGCAGGAGGCTGGCGGAAGCGGCGGAAAACGCGCAGCGCGAACAGCTGCGCAATTCCCTGGCGCGCCTGGACTTCAGCATCGCGATGGGGCGGGCCGGGACGCAGATGGAAATCCGCGAGCTGGAGCGGATTTTAAACACACACCAGATGACGGCGGAGGAGCGGCGCAACGTCGAGCGGCGGCTGTACGAGGCGCGAAAGCGCTTGGCCGACCAGGCCTACCAGTGGGACCTGGCGCTGATCAACCACCGCAAGAACATGGGGCGGCTGACCGCCCAGCAGGAAATCAACGCCCTGCTGCAAGTGGCCCGGACGCACCAGCTGACGGCGGAGCAGCGCATGCAGCTGGACGAGCGCGTTTACGCGCTGCGGCAGAAACTGCAGGACGACGCCTCCGCGAAGGAGAAGGAACGGCTGGACCAGGCCAGCGGGCAGATCAAGGAAGCCTACGGCACGCTGGTCAACGCGCTGAAGAAGCGCCTGGAGGAAGAGCGCGACCTGCGCGTCAAGGGCATCGACGACCAGATTGCCGCGCTGGACGCGCTGACCCGTGCCGAGAACGAGCAGGTCCGCAAGCGGGACTACGCCAACAGCCTGGCGGACAAGCAGCGCGAGCTGAGCGTGACCAAGAGCGCCCGGCGGCGGCGCGAGCTGCTGGCGGAAATCGCTAGGATGGAAGAGGACGAGGCGCTCCGGCTGACCCAGGCCGCGCGGGACGACGAGAAGCAGCGCCTGCAGGACGAAAAGAAGCGCATCCAGGACCGCTACGACCGGCTGATGAGCGAGGAGAACCTGCGCCAGGAAGCGCTGCGGCTGGTGATGAGCAACAACCTCAAGGCGATGACGGACCTCATCCGCTCCTACGGGGACGAATGGAAGGACGCCGGCGCGCAGCTGGCCGAGTACTTGCTGCAGGGCGTCGCCGGCGCGGACTCGCCCATCGTCCGGACCATCGCCCGGCTGACGGAAGGGCTGCAAACCACCGTCAACCGGCAGATTGCCAACATCGGGAGCACGATTCCCGCAATCAACCAGACCAACGCAATCAATATCTACATGCAGGGGTTAACCATCCGGGAAGACGCGGACATCGACCTGCTGGCAGATGAAATGTACGCGCGCGTCCAGGCCGCGGGGAGGTAAGCATGACAACCTACATCACACTTGACGGCGTCAGCAGCATCGACAAGGGGCTCCGCCTGGTGGAGGCGGCGCCCCTCATCCTGCCTGCCCGCAGCCGGCAGCGGGAGTACCTCCCCGGCCGCATCGGCAGCATCTCCGCAAGCGAATTCGAATACCCGGCCGTGGCGTACAAGATCCGCCTCGCGCTGGCCGGGGAGGGCAAGGCCGACATCGTCAGCCAACTCAGCGGCCTGGCGGGCTGGATGCTGTCCGCGCGCCGGCTGACCGTCTGGCACGACCCGGACCACTACTTCACCGGCGCGGTGGAAGAGGCGCCGGCCTTCACCATGCTGACCCGCAAGACCGGCCAGCTGGAGATTTCCTTCCTGTGCGACCCGCCCTGCCGGCAGAAGGCAAATGTGGCCGGCGGCTGGATTCCCGAGGCCTTCCTGCCCATCCCGGAGCAGATCACGGCCGCCGTCAACACGGCTTCCGGCGCGGGGAGCGCGGCCTTCACCCTGTCCGGCGGGGCCGTCTCCGGCGCGCTGCCGCCCGCCGCCTACCTGCACATCACCGGCACCTGGCAGACCCTCGTCCTGGGCGGCGCGCTGACCGTCACGGAGGCGATGGCGGCCGCCGCGGACCTGTACGTCGACTGCGACGCGCAGGAGGTGTATCGCCTCGCGTCCGGCGTTCGCACCCCCGTGCGGTACACCGGTACCTTCCCGGACCCGGCCGGGGGCAGCCTGACCGTGGACGGCACGGGTTTTGACGTCACCGCGCGACTGCTCATCATCGAAAGGGGATAAAACATGCAGCTGACACTCTTCCCCGCCGGCCTGACGCGGGCCCAGTACGAGGACGGGAACGCCGCGCTGTGCGCGCTTCCGGCGGCGAAAGACCCCCGGGTCAGCCAGGCCATCAACGGCGACTGGTCGCTGGGCTTCGGCTACGCGCTGGGCGCGCCGGGGGCGGAGCAGCTGGGCTTGGGGCTGCTGGTGGAGGCGGACGGGCAGCTGTACCGCATCGACAGCGTGGAGCGCGGCAGCGGGAAGGACGGCGACTGGCTCAGCGTGCAGGCGCTGCACCTGGTGTATGACCTGCGGGACCGGATCATCACCAACATCGAGACCGCCGAGATGACGCCCGGCGGCATCAACCAGCGCATCGCGCTGCAGCAGGTGCTCTCCGGCAGCGACTTCACGGACGGCGTCATCGACACCGACATCGTGCTGGACTACCTGGACATCCTGCAGAAGGACGCCATGTGGGCCATCAAGGAGCAGGTGCTGCCGCTGTGGGGCGGCGAGCTGCGGCCGGACAACTGGACCATCGACATCCGCAAGCAGATGGGCGCGGACCGCGGCGTGCACCTGCGGCACGGCAAGAACATCCGCGGCGTCAAGCTGAGCGAGAGCCTGGACGGCGTGGTCACCCGGCTGCACATCCTGGGCTACCGGAACGCCAACATCGAGAGCATCAACGACGGCAAGGACTACATCGACAGCCCGTACATCAACAACTACCCCACCATCCGGGAGGGGATGGTGACCTTCCCCGACGACGACCTGCCGGCGGACCTGCTGAGCAAGGGCCAGGAATACCTGGCGACGGTGGACACGCCGCGCACCCGGCTGACGGTGGACTTGGCGCAGGTGATGGCCAGCGAGCAGTACGCGCAGTACAGGGACCTGGAGCGCGTGGCGCTGGGCGACACGGTGACCGTCTTCAACGAGCGCCTGGGCGTCAACGTCACCGCGCGGGTCCAGAGCCGGGAGTATGACCCGACCACCGGCGAGAACCTCCGGGTGGAGCTGGGAAACGACAGCCGGAACCTGTACGCCGCCATCGCGTCCGCGAAGCAGGCCGCGGAAATCGTGAAGATGATTTCCGACCGGAAGGGGAACCTGCGCGCCGAGATGCTGCGCGGCGTGCTGGACCTGCTGACGACCCAGTTGATGGCCTCCGGCAGTTTCAGCGACGCGCAGGTCATCGAGGGCAAGGGCATCCTCTTCGAGAATACCAACACCGAGAGCCCCGACTACGGCGCGATGTATCTGGGGCCGGGCATCTTCGCGATTGCCAACGAGAAAAACGAGGCCGGCAGTTGGGTGTGGCGCACCTTCGGCACCGCGCAGGGGTTCTACGGCAGCGAGCTGATGGCTGGCACCGTGACGACCAGTAAGCTCGCCGCCGACGTGGGGGCGGAGCTCAACATCTCGAGCAACGAGGCCATCACCAGCACCGTCGGCACCCTCGACAGCCTGTCCACGCAGGTGACACAGAGCAACAACGGGATGCTGCTGCAGATCCAGACCCTGGAAAGCCTGGCCGAGAACAACCGCTACTACATCTACGCGGGGCTGCTTTTCGTGGAGACGGACGGCACGGAGCGCTACGGCGTGGCACTGGGCACCAACCTGACGACTTACGAGGACGAAAGCGGCAGGACGCTGCTGGAGAAGGCCGGGGTGTCCGCCACGTTTGAAGGCAACCTGCTGGCCTTCTGGCAAAACAGCGAGATTGTTGCCTATCTCAGTGACAACCAGCTGCACATCCTGCGCGCCAACATCCTGGACGCCATTTACATGGGACCGTGGCTGATGGACGCCAAGAACGGCTTCTCTTTGAAGTATGTAGGGGAGGCATGAGATGGCAACGATAGAAATCCCCATCAGTTCGTTCAGCCTCAACAGCACGTGGACGGCGAAACTGACGCCGTCGGTCCCGGTGACGCCCTATATTACTCCCAACCCGCCGACCGTCGGCTCGCGGCAGGTCCAGATCAACCTGGCCGGCATCCCGGCCGGCTCAACGATCAACACGGCGGTGCTGTCGGCGACGTTGGGCAGCGCGGTTACGGGCGTGCGGCTGTCTACCGTGGACTTCAACGGCTCCGGCAACGTGACCTTCAGCGGTTCGCTCAACGTCAAGCCGTACATCAGCGCGTTTGGAACAGTTCCGCTGCTGTTCCGCTTTGGCGCGAACGGCAGCACCTCCGGGGCGACGGTGGAGGGCGTGCCAAAGTATTCCACGCTGAGCTACTCGACCGTCAAGGTGACCATCAACTACACCCCGCCCACGCCGCCCGACCCGGAAGACCCGCCACCGCCCGTGACCTACACAAAGTGCGGCGCGCCGACCAGCGTACTGCCGCAGGCCTCCGCCATCAAGGGCGCGACGGTTCCGGTGACCTTTTCCGGCGCGTCCGATGGCGACAACAACCCCATCACGGGCTACAAAATCTACCGCGGCGCGTCCCCGACCGGCACGTTCTACTTCCTGGCTGAAATGGCATCTACGGCTGCAAGCGGCAGCTTCAACGTCGTCGCTCCGGCAACGGCCGGGACGACCTACTATTACAAAATCCAGACGCTTGGCACCCAGACGGGGTATGACTCCGTCTACTCCACGGCGTACGCGTCCATCACGGCGACAGAGCCGCCGGCGCCGGCAGACCTGCCGTCCACCCTGTCGCTGAACAAGAACACCTGCAAGGCCGGGGCGGGCATCCGGGCGACCTTTGGCGTCAAGACCGCCGGGGCAACGCACCGGGTGCAGTATATCTCCGGCACAACCGCCACATACGCCGACCTGACCGACATTGAGCATGTCTTCGTTGTCCCGCTGAACTGGCAGAACCAAATCCCGAATGCCACCACGCTGAGCGTGCGCGTAGTGCTGTCGACCTACAAGGGCCTGCCGCAAAATTCGTCTACCTTCATCGGCTCGGTCGAGAAGACCTTCACGATGACGCTCTCGGACGACGCCTATCCCAGCATCGGGAGCATGGGAACGACGCGGGTGGCCAACGGCGTGCCCGCCGCCATCACGCGGCACGTGCAGAACAAGACCAAGTGCTACGTCGCCATCCTCGACGCCCAGGGCGCCTACGGCTCCACCATCACCAACTACACTGTCACTGGGAACGGGCAGACGTTCAACAACTCCTCCGGCACCTTTGGCGTCTTCCCCACGGCGGGCACCGTGACCTTCACAGGGACGGTAAAGGACAGCCGGGGCAGAACCAGGACGGTCACGATTTCGATTGTGGTGGACGCTTATGCCACGCCCACGCTCCTCAATCCATTCGCATACCGCTCCAACTCCTCCGGGGTGGCAGACGGGTCTGGAGCGTATGCTTACTTGAAAGCCACCACCGTATTCTCTTCCATCGGTGGGGAGAATACAGCCACGCTCCGCGGCCGGTATGGCATTCGCGGCGGATCGTATGGGGCCTGGCAGGCTATGACAAGCGGCACAGGCCTCCTTATCGGCGGCACACTGCTGGTCACGAAAAGCTACTCTGTGCAGATTCAAGTCACCGACCTGTTGGGCGGGGTCTATACCTACACCACGACGATCCCAACGGAGGACGTAAGCTTTAACATCCGCGATGGCGGCCTTGGCGCCGCATTTGGGAAATACGCGGAAACCGACGGGCTGCTGGAAGTGGCCTATGATGTGCGCGTCAACGGGGCATTTCGGTGCCTGGTGCGCAAGCCCACCTACATCACCACCGGCGACATGAATACACAGGACGAAGAATGGATATTGGCGCACCCCAACGTGGGCAACATCCCCACGGGGGCGGGCTATTGGTACGTGCAGACCATCGCGTACGGCACGAGCAACAAGATGCAGGTGGCGTATGCGTACACCACCAGCAATCAGGTGTGGTGGCGCAGGATGAGCAGCGGCACGTGGACGGCGTGGGTGCAGATCAAGTGAGGTGTGTATGAGGATCAAAGCAGGCACAACGGTTTTGGAGGGCGTCACCGTATTTGCGGAGCGCGAGCTGTGCAGCGAAAGCGAGCATCTGTCAGACGCGCGAGAGCGGCCTACGCTGCGCGTGCGGTTGGCGTCCGGGATCACGGACGCGCAGATTGCGGGGCTTGCTGCCCATGATTGGGCGGTCACGGATGGCGACACGCAGACCGTATACAAAGGCTATGCGCAGCTGCTGCGGCATGAAATCGTTTTTGCGGGCGAGGACGAAAACGAGCTGGCAGACCAGCTGGACGCGCTGAGCGACGCCATCCGCACGTTTGCCAAGCAAGACAAGCTGACCGCGCAGGACGTGTGGGCGCATAGCACCGTGTTTGACGCATGGGGCGACCGCGTCGGCACGCAGGCAGCTCCGGGCGAGTACCTGCGGCACGGGGACGGGCTATACAGGGTGAAAGCGCCGGGGCACCTGATCAGCGAGCAATGGCCACCGGGGGTGGCGACGGCATCCCTGTTTGATCGCATCCAGCCGCCGGGCGCTGGGCCGGAAGCGTGGCAAACGGGCCAAAGCTACGCCAAGGGCGTGGAAGTGGCCCACAAAGGCGGCGTGTGGCTAAGCGGCGTGGACAACAACACGTGGGAACCGGGCGGCCCCGGCGTGTATGACAACATTTGGAAGCGGGTGCGGGACGTATGATCACAGTGACAGCGCTGCTGGGCGCGGTGCAGGAGATCGTAGACGCGCGGCCCGCGTACCGCAAAGGCGGCAGCGGCAAGGACGGCACCTGCGACTGCATCGGCCTGATCATCGGGGCCATACGGCGGGCGGGCGGCAAATGGACGGGCGACCACAGCAGCAATTGGGCGCCACGCCGCGCGATGGCCACCATGCGCACAGCCCCGCCGCTGGAGTTAGGCATTGTGATGTACAAGGCACTGGAGCCCGGTGAGGCCGGGTACAGCCTGCCGGCGCGGTTTTCGGACGGGCCTGACAAGCGCGACTATTACCACGCGGGCATCGTGACCAGCGTCACGCCGTTGCGCATCACGCATTGCACCAGCTGGGCAGACGGCAGCGGCATCAAAATAGACACTAAGATCGGCAAGTGGGGCTATGGCGGTCGGCTGTTGGGCGTGGACTACAGCGGCAAAACAGAGGGGGTGATCCCGGTGGAGATCATGCAGGTAGTGGCAGTGACCGGCAGCACGGTGCGGATGCGCAAGACGCCCAGCATCCAGGCCGTCGCGGTGGCCAACGTGCCCGTGGGCGCGCGGGTGGAGGTGCTGCAGCGGGCCGAGGACTGGTGGGAAATCAGCTACCTGGGCAAGCGCGGGTGGATGATGGCCATGTTCCTGGGGAGAGGGGACGAAAACCACTCACCGCCCCCGCGGGACGCGCCGCCGCCCGCGGACACGGTGACCCTGACCCTGGCGCGCGACGTCGCCGAGGCGCTGATGGAGGCCCTGAAGGGAGGCGGAACGGCGTGACGATGGAGAACATCCGGGACATCTGGTGGCTGGTCGGCGTGGTGCTGGCCATCCTGGCGGTGTTCGTCCGCTACGCGATCAAAGTCAACGATGCCGCGAAGGGAATTGAGAAAGTGGCCGCACACGATACTGACATCAAACAGATCAAGGCGCAGTCCGACCGGATCGAGCGAGACATTGTCGGGCTGCGCGAAAGCCTGGACGAGCACACGACCCTGCAGAAGAAGGACATCCGCGCGATTCACGAGGCGCTGCTGGCCATCCTGGGGCGCTTCAAGGACGACGGGCCCGACTCCGCGGTGGGGCGGGCGAAGGACAACCTAATCGACAACCTGATGGACAGGTGAGGAGGAAAGATGAAGAAATACCTGCTGGTGACCCTGGTGATAGCGATGGCGCTGACCTGCTCCCTGGCGATGGCGGAGGCGGTGGATCCAGCACCTGCCCTGGCCGGGATTGACCTCACGCCCATCTTCCAGGCGCTGATCGCGCTGCTGGCGAGCCTGATTACGATTAAGGTGATCCCTTGGGTCCAGGCCCGAACAACCGCGCAGCAACAGGACGTGCTCCGGGCCGCGGTATCCGTGGCCGTGTACGCAGCTGAGCAGATTTACGGTGCAGGCAGGGGCAAGGAGAAGCTGATGTACGTAAAAGGGAAGCTCGCGGAGAAGGGCTTCCACATTGATCCTGACGAAATTGAAGCCGCGGTCCGTGGCATGGTTACGGAAGGCGCCGACTATCACCCGCCGGCCGATCCAGCGCAGATCGAATAAAGATATCATTTGATACCACTGCCGTCCGTCGGGGCAACTATCTCCAGAAAACGCAACCCAGCACTCCATTGATGAATATGAACTGTGGTTCGGATTTGACCGCCCACGCCCCACCAGGAAGGTTCAAATCCGAACCGGGGTCCTCAAGGGACTCACAGAGGCCGATAAATGAAACTTGTCGGCCTTCTTTTATATTATAGAAAATGACAACGCGGTCATCATAGAAGTAAGCAGAATTAATGAACAGGCTGATGATACGGCTGCGGAAGGCCTCATCCAGCGGATCCCCCTTGCAGAACTGGCGCAGCCAGGCGGCTACCTCGGCGGGCGTATAGCGGATGCCGGCCGCCACGCGCAGGC